GCTGACAGAGATATACTTAGTCAAATACCTGATGAGGAGTTTATTAGGGCATGAGTAGGAATGAAATAACTGGAGATAGACTTATAAACAAAACCCTTACTAAAGAAGGCGAAGAGAATTGGGATATGATATTTGGTAAGAAGGTAGAGAGTCCTTGCATTGGTGTTTGTAAGCTATTTAATGAAGTATGTAAAGGTTGTAAAAGAACTACCGAAGAAGTAACAGAATGGTATAATTATAGTAATAAACAAAAACAACAAGTACTAGATAGAATTAAGGAGTTAAAATGAGTAAAATATTATTATTAGATATTGAAATGGCTCCAAATGTAGCACATGTATGGGGTATTTGGGATCAGAACATTGGTATCAATCAACTTCGTGAGAGTAGCTATGTAATGTGTTTTGCAGCAAAATGGTTAGGTGATAAGAAAATGATGTTTGACTCTGTTAAAAAGAGTGGAGACAAGAAAATGTTAGCTGGCATTCATAAGCTTCTAGACGAAGCGGATGCAGTCATCCACTATAATGGGAAGCGGTTCGATATTCCATCACTCAATAAGGAGTTCTTATTGCATGGTATGTTTCCTCCAGCACCTTTTAAAGAGATTGACTTATTGACAGTTGCTAAAGGTAGATTTAGGTTTGTATCTAACAAGCTAGACTATGTAGCACAGTCATTAGGTTTAGGTAAGAAAACAGAGCACAGTGGTCATGAGTTATGGGTACAATGTATGGCAGGGATTCCGAAAGCATGGAAGCTGATGGAGGAGTACAATAAGAATGACGTAATCCTTTTAGAAGCTGTGTATGAACGCTTTAAGCCATGGATCAAGAATCATCTTAATCATAATATTATTGATGGTACTACTGAGTGTTGTCCTACATGTAAGTCTTCTAACATACAAAAAAGAGGCTTTAACATTACAACAACAAGTAAGTACCAAAGATATCAATGTAGATCCTGTGGTAATTGGTTTAGAGATGGTACAAATCTTAAACCTAAGGGTTCACAAAAGCTTGTAAATATTTAGGAGACTTTATGGAAGATCATGATATACCTGTGTGGGATTTAGTAAGAGCTGATATTGACTTTAGAGATAGAGTTGGTACTAAAACTTATAAGAGACCTTTAACACCTTTTAATGGTAAAGATGCTTTATGGGAAGCCTATGAAGAAGCTTTAGATTTAGTAGTCTATTTAAGACAATTTATATATGAACAAGATATTAATAAAGGCTATAGTCCTGAACCTAATAAAAATAAAACCGAAAGCGTAGGAAATTAAGATGTTGACTTTAGAAGAGCTTAAACAAAAGCTTGCCGAACGACTAGATGAGATTACTCTTCTAGAGTTGCTAGGTATTAATTCCTATGATATAGTGGAAAGGTTTGAAGACTTTATTGAAAACAATTACGATAGACTAATGAAAGAAATTGAAGATGAATACGACATTAACGAATTACAGTAAATTTATACATAAGAGTCGCTATGCTAGATACATAGATGACCAAGGAAGAAGAGAGTCTTGGGAGGAAACAGTTGGACGTTTAATCTCTTATTTAAAGACTAAAACAGAAGCTAAATCAATACCATGGGAAGACTTACAAAAGTCAATTATTAACTTAGAAGTAATGCCTTCTATGCGTCTACTAATGACTGCTGGTGAGGCTGTAGAACGAGATAATATTTCAGCTTATAACTGTTCTTATCTTGCTATAAATAACAAGAGAGCATTCTCTGAAGCTCTTTACATTCTAATGAATGGTACAGGTGTTGGATTCTCATGTGAAAGACAAGAGATTGATAAGCTTCCTCCATTACCTTCTACATTTAAAGATGTAGATGATGTTATCTCTGTTGCAGATTCTAAGCTTGGTTGGGCTAAGGCATTTAAGAAACTAATATCATCTTTGTGGGAAGGCGATGTACCAAAGGTTGATTATTCTAAAGTTAGACCAAGTGGAGCTAGACTTAAGACCTTTGGAGGTCGTGCTAGTGGTCCAGATCCTTTAAAGAAGTTATTTGATTTTACAATAAATACTTGTAAAGGTAGTGCTGGTCGTAAATTAAATAGTTTAGAAGTGCATGACATTATGTGTATGATTGGTGAGATTGTTGTGGTTGGTGGTGTAAGACGATCTGCTTTAATTTCATTATCTAACTTAACAGATAAAAGGATGAGAGATGCAAAAACAGGGGCATGGTATAACGATTTCCCTTACAGAGGACTTGCCAACAACAGTGTGGCCTATACTGAACGACCCGATAGTGAAACTTTCATGGAAGAATGGCTCGCTTTGGTTAAATCAAAGTCAGGTGAACGAGGAATATTTAATCGTGTTGCTTCTCAGAGTCAAGCAGGAAAGTGGGGTAGACGGGATACAACTCTCAGTTACGGAACAAACCCATGCTCAGAAATTATCCTCCGTGATAAACAATTCTGCAATCTTACGGAAGTGGTTGTACGGGCAGATGATACCGAATCTACCTTGGCTAACAAGGTGTCCCTTGCAACAATACTCGGTACGCTTCAATCCACCCTCACCAGCTTCCAATTTTTAAGTGAAGAGTGGAAGAAGAATACAGAAGAAGAACGATTATTAGGAGTTTCATTAACAGGTATCATGGATTGTAAAGTTACAAACAAGCCTGATCCAGCAATGCTTGAAAGGTTAAGAGATGCAGCAAGAAAAACAAACGAAGAACTTTCTAAAGAACTTGGTATTCCTCCTTCTGCTTCTATCACTTGTGTTAAGCCTTCAGGTACTGTCAGCCAGTTGGTGGACAGTGCTAGTGGGATTCATGCTAGACACAACGCTTACTACATTAGAAGGGTACGCATTGATAAAAAGGATCCTGTATACTCGTTCCTCAAGGAAAAAGGTTTCCCAGTGGAAGACGAAGTGTTTAGGCCAGATTCGACAGCTGTATTCTCGTTTCCAATAAAAGCACCTAATGGAGCTATTACTAGAAATGATATGACTGCTTTAGAACAATTAGACCTATGGTTAGTGTATCAAAGACATTGGTGTGAGCATAAACCATCAGTAACTATTACAGTGACTGATAATGAATGGCCTGAAGTTGGTGCATGGGTATGGAAGTATTTTGACGAGGTTAGTGGTATTAGTTTCTTACCTCATTCAAACCATACATATCAACAAGCACCTTATGAAGATATAACAGAAGAGCAATACAAAGAATTAGCATCCAAGATGCCAGGTGATATCAATTGGGAAGAACTGGTTGAAAAGGATGATAATACAGAGGGAAGCCAAACCCTAGCTTGTGTTGGTGGATCGTGTGAAATATAATGCACATGTCCATAAGGCCAATTTGTGGTGTAGGAGTAGGATTTGAGATACTTGAAACTAAGTATATTCCTGAACTAGATGATGATGGGGTTTACTTAGTACTAGAGCTTCTCTTATTTAGAGTAGTAGTAAATTTAAACTGAGAAAAGGAGAATTAATGAATTACAATCAAGTGCAATTAAATAAAGTGGATAATGGTTTCATTGTGAGTACAACTAAGATTGATGTATTGACACAGAAACCTGATCAGAAAGTAGCAATCTTTGCTACATTTGATGAAGTAGTTACTTATCTCAAGGGATAGTACAAATTAGAAAGGGGCTTAGTGCCCCTTTTCTTATGCTTCTTTATATATAGTTAATGTTGCTTTACCTGCTTCTTTTAATTTATCAAAGAAGGGGTCAAAAGCAAACTTAGAATTACCTACAAAGTCTTTACCAGCCCATGTAGTTCCTAATAATATACATCCCTCAGTATCGTGAGAAGTATTACCAGTATGAATCCGTATACCTTCAAATCCAGGTACATTTAAAACATGTGGCATAGGCCTAGCAAAACGAGTAGAAATATCGATAATGACATTATAAATGCCATAAGGAATAGCTGTTTCATTCTGAACCTTTTCTCCTTCCCTTACTTTATCTTCTAAAGTAAAACAATGATAAACACCATCTATATATAGTTTACCTATAGTATAGGTAGTACCAAATTCAAATCTTCTAAGTTTAAGTTCCATTAAGTTGCAGCTGTTTGAGCTGTTAATATTCCATTTGTAAATGTCATACTACCATTAGCTCCAAGAGTAGTAAGTTTAGCGGTTGTAATAGTTACAGTAATTCCTGTGTTTTGAGTAGCCATAGTGCCTAAACCTAGATTAGTTCTAGCAGTTGAAGCACTAGCTAAGTCTGATAAATTATTAGCACGATAAGCATAAGTTGTATCAGTACCCGTTGTAGAATAGGAAGTAGTATTCTGGGCCGCCATGGTACCAAGGGTAGGAGTACCTGTTAAATCTGAATAAGGTATAGTTGTTGATGCTGTAAATGCACTTGTACCATTACCCTTTACATAACCAGTTAATGTAGTAGCCCCAGTACCTCCATTAGGTACAGTAAAAGGTACTGTAGGAAAAGATACGATAGTAGCATATTGAGCAGCACTTAAATGATAATATTGAGCAGGTAAACCACCCTGAATGTCTTGTAAGGCGTTATGTTGACGAGTTACAATATCTCGAAGATTAGAACCAGTAAAATCAATACTGGACCAAGCAATACCTGCTTGCTCAACAAGTAACTGAGAAACTTTATAAAACCAATCTCGCCAGACGAAAACATCGGTGATAGGGTTATTAGGGATTGGGGGTAGCTTGACTGCCAATTAATCCTCTACTTCTTCTGTTTTTTCATAAATGAAGTCAGTGCAGTAGCCATACTTTTGAAGTTTAGGTAAGTCT